GAAGTGCCTTTAATCTGTCTGCTGTGCTACCGAAGACGCGGCGCATGGATAGGGATGTTCCTGTTATAGCATTGAAGCGTCCGCGCATGCGCTTGAATGATTTCATAAGCGCGGCGCCCTCATTGTTTGCCAGTGAACCAAATTCTTTTCTAACTTCCTCAATTGCCTGTCTGAGGCCTCCGCCTCCGCCACCACCTACAGCAAGGTCGATCAATCCTCCAAAAACCCCACTAACTAAACCTATTGCAGCCTGAAATATACCCACCACTGCCCCAGCGGCTGAACCTAAGAACCCGAATATTCCACCAATTGAAGACATTAACTTTGCACCCAGGGCCGCGGCACCTACACCAACCACACCTATAGCAGCACCGGCTCCCTTGGCAAATCCTCCGAATTTACCTAAAGCACCGCTTGCCTTGGATAGGGCTCCTCCAAAACCGCCGCTCAGTGAATCTGCGACGTCATCTGCTCCCTCTCTTATGGAGTCAAAGGATTCGACAATGTCTTCCCTAGCCTTTTCAAAACCCTGCCTCAGGCCTCCAGCAAAGTCCATCTGAGACATTTCTTCAAGTTTGTCTGTGTTATTCTGAATTGAATTGCCGACCTGTTGAAACATTTCTGACTGTCTGCCGGCTGCATTAGCAGCCTCAGTTAGTAATTGGTTTCTTTCCCTCAGGACCTTGTTAATCTCCTGCTGGATCCTAAGCTGTGTTTCTATATCGTTAGCCACAAACTATCTCAATTAGAATTTCCAATCAACTCCGAAAGCCTCACGGAATCGGGTTGCTGCAGCAGATTTTACTTCAAGAAGATCATGTAATTCTTCGTTGCCTAAGTTATCCCTCGACAATGCTTCATATAATTTCTTGGATGCACTAAGTGCTTCTTTGAGGGCAGGCTTTTGGCTCTCTGTGGTGAGAACCTTAACGCTAGGGTTTATGCCAAGTATATAACCAGCACAGGCTGCGAACAATATCTTTTGGTTTTTAGAATTCATTATTACCACACTATAAATATTTGCTAAGAAAAAATATTGCGATAATATTAATTGAAACGCCTTAATCTAGACGGAACATGGGAACGACTTCGACCCTGCATCTGTCTAGAAGTCGGTGTATTCGCATGTGCAGCTCTAGAATTTGTGTTTCCCTTTTCAGAGGAATTCTTTAATTCTTTGTTTACTCTCTCGAGAAACCACTTTCTCTGCCACACTGGAAGATCATAGGCCTCAGTGTAGGTGAAGCCCATGTAATACATGAGAAGAAATATCTCCTCAAGGAAGTAACCTTTATCAGTCGGAGTTAGGCCAAAAAAAGCTAGCCCCCATGGGAAGTCTCACTTCCGAGTGCTCAGTACAGTGGGGACACTCCATCCACGACTTCATCTCGATACCTGGTTCATTGTTATCAATAAACTTGCGAAGCTCTAAAGAGTCGCGGGCTGGCATGTTTCTAATAAACATGTTAATCTTAGACTTATCGGTAATATTTTCTATAGAAACAATCGAGTACTTTAAGCGAGTTGTGACTAAGTTGTCTGTACTCATGCCACTCTTCTTTTTACGCTCGTTTGTTACAAGAATTTCTTGCTCATCATTACCGGTGAGGAACTTAAAGTGTACCTTCTTCTTTGTCACTGGAAGTTCGAACTCAAACAAATTAGATCCATCTGCAATTGGTTGAATTAGTAACCTCTTGATTGGTAGATCGGTCAAATCAAAATCTTGCTTAGACTTCTCCCCACACTGCGGACATGAAACCTCAACCTTATAGGTCGCACCATAACCTGTGATTCTCAAGGCAGTCATGAGTGCATTTCTGTCACCAGTAATCAGGGAGTCAACATCAACGGTCCTATCTACAATACAGGATTTTAGGAGATGTGTGATGACTGTTCCCTTTTTAATAAGCGCACGAGACGTGAGAATGTCCTCCTCACGTGCGGTCATTGCTCTAAGTTGCAATGTCTCAGTTCCATGCACCGATGTGTCCGTTGGATAGATTACTCCCCTTGAAGGAAGTGGAACAGCCTCGATGGGTACCGTATAACCAAAGTCTTCCTCCATGACATTTCTTGTTGGCATGCCTGGCTGTACGTTGGGCGGACGATTTGGTGTTGTGGTAGCCTGGGGTGGCGTTTGCTCAGCACTGCTAAAAACTTGGTTGCGCGAGGTCCTATCAGTTGTATCGGTCACTTTATCTCCTGTGATACTATTGCTCATGCAATTATTGCCGTACCATATGGTAAGTAAAATGATATAAATTTATATTTTTGCCTTAAATACAAAAACCCCCGACTATCGAGGGCTCTTGAGGCTGATTTATTCAGGTATTAGAATTGTAGAACGCAGTTATCGAACCTAATTGTAAGGCTGATCTCTGTTGGATCCTCGGAACCATAATCAAGGTCACCAAATGCGGCCGACGTAAGGAAGCAGCCCTTCATGTCCCAGTGCTCAACTACTGTTCCAACTGGATCTAGTAGTTTGAGTTGACAGTCTCTCTTATAGAAGTCAGCATATCCAGATCGACCGGATACAGACTCAAAGTGTGTGCGAACCCACTCCATAACCTGCTGAGCACCCGATGGTGCAATTGGGTCATGTAGAGTAACACTGATAGTGTCAAAGGAAGTCTTACCAGCAATATAACGACGTGAGTTGAGGAATGGTATCTCCATCTCAGATGTATTGATTGTTGGACGGGCCGCAGTCTTCATGAGGAAAGAATCAATTCCCTCAATTGCGAAAACCCACCTAAACTGTCTTTTTGGTTCGAATTTGTTGGGTAACATATCTGTTACGTCAAGTGTCTCAGCCATTTTTCATTTCTCCTAAGAATTGCTGCCTTCTATAAATATGATGTTGCCTAGTTTTATGCCATGAAACTCTATACTGTTTCACCGCCGCTCACCACAAAGTCAAGGGCAACGAACTCGACTGTACGTGTTGGCTGTAGGAATATCTTTCCTCTGATTGTGTTATTCTCAACATCTGCCTGTGTGGTGGTGGTTGTATCGATAATCACTTTGAATCTATCCAGACCCTGCTGACGCTGAATGCGCTGTAGGATTGGGTTTACTCTGTTCGAGAATGCTGCGAGTGTCTCCTCACGGTTTGGCTCAAACAAGAATGTATTTCCGACTAGACGAACCTGTCTTCTAATATCGATTAGGAGACGTCGTACGTTTACTCGATCAAGAGCTGTCTGTGCAGCTTGAAGTGTTTTCTGCCCGTAGACAACAACTCCTGGTGTATCTGCTAGTGCAACTAGTGGGTTGACGTCAACATCATATAAATCGTCCATGTTCGAGCGATTTAGTTTCACTGCAGTTTCGGTGGTTGTCTCTAGAGCACCACGAGTTACACCAGCTGGGGCAAACCATGGATGACCTAGTGTATCATTCAAAGACATTGCACCGAGAACTGCAACCGACGGTGGAACCTCAACAAGACTACCCACAGCTGGGTCACGCATAACCACGTTGGGGAAGTATGCAGCCGTGAAGGATGAATCCAGACCACGAGAGCGGAATGCATTTACCGTATTCGATACACTTATTGTTGCATCAGATCCAGTAATAACTGTGTCGACATTATCACGCTCCTCGATATCCATAATATAAAGAGCGTCGAATCGATCCTCGACAGCGTCCATAGCATAGTCAGTTACCACAGAATGTCTAATGCCTGGGATTGCTAGCAACTTGATATCTGCGTTGGTCTTTTCCTCGAGGAGATCAACAGCACGACGATATGCTGATACTGTTGGTCCCTTTGTTCCACCTTGGTTAGATGAATCATCATTCTCTCTCTTTGCGGCAGCGTTATTGAGAGCTGTCTTGTCGGTATCAAAAATATTGACACCATCAAAACCACCCTGTAGCATGAAGCTGAACTTGAGGAATGGTTTAGCACTAGATTCACCAAAGTCCTGTGCCACATTCAAATATCTATGACTAGAATCTGTGAGTGCTTTTCCATCGCGGACGTACGAAGAGGACACCCACTTCTGTGGATCTGGCTTGTTGCTCGAGTTAGTGTATACAGCAACTCTTTCTAGAGTGAATCGGTTATTGTTGAATCGATCTGCATCGAGAACCACGCCACCCGAATCTGCTACACCCTCATTGTCGTGTACTACAACGTTACGATAGCTAGTGTGGAATCTTGGAAGGTACTTCGCAAGGGACTGTAGGCCGGGATCGACCTTAGTGTTGCGGTTTGGTTCGCTAACACTGTCCTTGACCTCGAACTGCACACCCCAGTAAAACTGATTCTTCAGTCTCTTGTTTGTTCCGGCTCCAACCGTTAGGTTATCTCGGAATGGGGTTGGTGGCTCGATTGTGCTGTGAAGAATATGGTGGGCATCACCAGTGGCCAGGGATCCAGAGATAAGCCCATGCATGGTTGGGTTGGCAAGAATACCAGATCCCGACGTTACCAGGTGCATGTGACCTCTGAAGCCGACTGGAAGTGCCTCATCTGGCATCTCTCCACCTTCTAACTGGTCAGACGTCTCAACTCTGATGTAGTTTGATAGATTAGGATAGTTACCATCTACTACAAGCTTCTGCACTCCGACATTACGATCAAAATCATAGAATGTGTGTTGATCACCAATTCTTCTTGCAACGTAATTTTCAGAATTTGGGTTTAGGCTCAAGTTAGTAAATTTCTCTAGGACAACTGGGTCTCTATCATTATCCATGAAATCTCTTACAAGAAGATCGAAAGATCCATTTAGGTCCTTGTCATTTCGTGATTTCTGGATGTTCTCGATCGAGATCTTGACTCTTCCATTGATATAGGCACCATCATCTAGTGCATGTACACGGAAGAGGTTTCTTGCTGCTCCACCAAATTCCTGTGAAGTTACAAATGGGGACAATGCTGTTCTAAAGCGATCCTCGAAGTTCTCAAAGTTTGGAACCGTTGTTGATCCGGCATTGCGACCAAGAGAACTTGTGACTACGAATGCAATCTGCTCGTGATTTCGATAATCACCAACGGCTGAACCCGATGCAGCGGCGATGACCCCGCTACCCGTTACGGCAGCAAACTGTGAATATACAGGATAG